AATAAGTTCAATCAGTGCCTTTACAAGACGTACATCCTTGCCGATGACTGTTCCTACTTCTATAAAAGTATCCACAAAACCGCACATAGATGTGAATGCCGATTGATAGTCTCTTTTTACGCGTTCGTCAAAAGCCAATATCGTTGCGGGTTCGCCAAACGGCAAATAAGTTCCAGATGATATTTTGCACTTTTTGTAATCAGAAGTATTAGTCTTGAAAGTTGATTTCGGCGGTTCCAGAAACTCTGGGTAAATGACCCGAATTAAACCGATAAGTACATCTGTTTCTGATAAATTATCATGAACGCCTGCGCTACGCTGGCGGGCACTTGTCCGCTGTTTTAAGGCTTGCAGTACAAGAGTAAAGAATGTACCACCACAAAGGTGGGGATATTTGTTTGCCATAATTTTGCCTCCGTTGAAATTTAGTAACGCTATTGACTCTATTAACCCTAACAACAATTGACGCTTAACACTATGGACTATTTACTAGCCTTATGAGAGATCATAGTGGCTTTTTTTATTTCCCGTTTGCGGAAGTAATTTAAAGTTATTTATACCAAATTATTATAATGCAGATTTTCTCAAAAGTCAATCTAATGAGGAAAAGAGGTATGGTTTTCTAATACCATCTCTCATCACCAATACAGGTTATATTGCCGCTTGTTTGCGGTACAAGCGCTAAATTATTCACAGTTCTGTAGCGCATTACAAAAAAATCGAAAATCAAAGGAGTCAATTATGGAAAATCAACAACCTTATATCGTAATCAATGAACAGAAAATCCTCGTAACAGAAGAAGTCTACCGTGCCTATATGCGTCCAGTATGGGCGGAACGCAAACGCAAAGAACGTGAAAGACGTTGCAATATCAGCAATGGCAAAGGCGGGACAAAACGTTGCGATGAAGATTGCAATAAGTGTGACAATAAGCGCATAGGCAGTGTTCTTTCGCTAGACAAGTTCATTGTTGAGGGGTTCGAGGTCGAAGATACAGTCGACCTGGCTGAATATGTCGTGAACAAGATTCTTCTTGAAGAGCTTTACGCAACTTTGGAAAAATTTGATCCTGATAATCGCAGGATTATGGAGCTTTTCAGCATCGGCAAATCCGAGCGGGAAATAGCCACCGAAATTTGTCTGTCACAGAAAGCCATTAATAAAAGGAAAACCAAGCTTTTCGCAAAGTTACATGACCGCCTGAAAAATTTTAACTGATTTAGGTACTCATAACGCCCTCTAGTGTCCTGTGTATATCAGAGGGTAAAGCTGAAAAAAATACTTTTTCAAAAATGGTACTCAACATTCTAACTTCTGTCCTGTGGATGTTGGGAAGAAAGAAATCAACCCTCGGAACTTAAATGCAAAAATTTAGACAAAATCGAAAAAAGTGACACCGAATGCCACGATCAAGAGATAGACTAAGGACTGGCAGATGTCCTTACTGCAATCAGCGTAGATTGCAGTACAAGAACTGTTGTAAATTATAATGCAGCAGGGATAAAACTATTAAAGGAGATTAAATTATGAAAAAAGATATGAAAAAAGCAAGTAGTACTACGCACAAAACAAAAATTGAATGGACAGAGATTGTATGGAATCCAGTTACTGGTTGCACGAAATTATCAGTAGGTTGCAAAAATTGCTATGCTGAAAGAATGGCGTCAAGGTTAAAACTAATGGGAAATCCTAGATACATAAATGGTTTTGATGTTACCGTCCATGAAGACTTAATTGATGTACCACTATTGTGGAAGAAACCACAAATGGTTTTCGTAAATTCGATGAGTGATCTATTTCACGATGACGTTCCAGACGAAGTTATTCTTAAAATATTTAAGACAATGAACGAAGCCAATTGGCATATTTTCCAAGTGCTTACAAAAAGAACAGATCGTTTAGCTAAACTAAGCGACAAGATTAATTGGACACCAAATATTTGGATGGGTGTGAGCGTTGAAAATGTTGAAACAACGTATAGAATCAAGGACTTAACAAGTACTGGTGCAAAAATGAAGTTCATATCAGCGGAACCATTATTGGAATCGTTGGGGCCAGTAGACTTGAGAGGGATCAACTGGCTTATTGTTGGAGGAGAATCTGGTCCTCACTCAAGGGCAATGGAAAAGGATTGGGTTATAGAATTAAAAGGTTTAGCAGAAAAATATAAAGTTGCATTCTACTTCAAGCAGTGGGGTGGAACTAACAAAAAAGCAACAGGTAGTATGCTAGACGGCATAGAGTACAAAGCTATGCCAAAAATGGACTGAAGTTAACGCAATATGGGATGGCGCATTATGCGCCATCCTTTAAAATATAATTATAGGAGGAAATTAGATATATGGCAGATGATTTTACGGAGAAATTTAATAATAAACTAAAAATTGAGTCTAAAATTACTAACGGGTATACGGAATTGAATTGTGCTACTAAAATAGTCCCTGCTAAGCAGAGTGGATTAAAACAATACAATATATTTAAGTTAAATACGTTTGATTTATTTACAGAAGAAGAAAATAGGTTGTACAATGAACATAGGGATAATAAAACTCTAAAAGAATTTAATAAAATATTGGCGCAAAATAAAAATAAGAGAATTGTTAACCCTGAAGCTATGGTTGCAGTTAACGAAATTTTAGTATTTGACAGTGATTTGCTGAGAATTATAAGAAAAACTGATTTGCCAAGTCACACACTTGTTAAGGAAATTATGTATATTGAAATATATCATATAGAAATATTAGAGCAAATAATTAAAAATGGATTTATGTGTGGCGGGAAAAGCTATGAATTTTTCACTGCTACAAGTGGGCAAGTAAGAAATAAATGCTGCACCTTTATAGATTGCGAAGTAATTAAGGAAAAAGAAAGTGCTATAATGAATGGTTTAACAGATGAATTAATAAACGAATCAGCTGAAAAGGGTGTAAATACAGGCAAATATCTTGCGTATAAAGGGCTAACAATGACAAGTAGCCTACCTATTGATATTGATATTGACAGGGTAATAGTTGTAGATGATTTTGAGACTGAAGTTGTTGAAACGGTTGAATGCATTGATACAAAAACATTTATAACTGAAATTAAAGAAATGCCCGTTCCAGTAAATCACTGTGATGGTGCAGGAATGGTTTTACCTGGTGTATTGAACGCCAGCTGCCAAATTCGCGGCAGTTGGATTAAGGGTGCTTTATTTCCATTCGACTTTAAAAAGTTTTCTTTAGAAGTCGCCGAAAACACTAAAATAAAAGATATATATGGTTCTGAGCACGACATTGTAGAGGAAGATATACAAATTATTCTTACAAAGAGCCAGTTTAAAATGTGGAAATATTACGATAGTTGGAATGATTACAAGACGCAATTTAAGAAAAATAATTTAAAGTTATCAATCCTAAATGAATCGAACGAACATTCCGAACAAAAAGAAACAGCTTACCAGTATTTGCAAACTTTAGATAGGGATAAGTTAACTGATAAAAAGATTGCAGAATTATGTAATGTTACTGTTAATAAGATTAAGGCTCTGTACGTTAATCCAGAAGATATGATGAGGATTTTAGGTGCGATTGCAGATAATAAAGACTTAAAACCATTACAAGAAGCATTGTTAATTTATCCTGAATTATTACATGATTCACATATTGAGACACAGGTTAGGAAGACGGTTGCAAGTTATAGAAGGGCGGCCATGGCAGGGAAAATAATAGTAGATGGATTTTATTCCTACATATGCCCAGATTTATATGCTTTGTGCGAAAGAGTGTTTCAGGGAATAAAAGTTCCTGGCGGACTTATACCTAATGGTAAAGTTTATAACGGCTTTTATAATGATAAAGATGTAGCTAAATGCGATTTACTTCGAAGCCCACATCTGTATAATGAGCATTGTATAAGGGAATTTATTAAAGATAGTAAATGCGAAAAATGGTTTGTAGGTCACGATACTGTTGTATCTACACATGACCTTGCTCAACGAACATTGATGTGTGATGTAGATGGTGACGAGTGCCTAATTACAACATCTAAGGCACTTATTGATTTAGTTAGGCCGTGTGTGCCATTATACTATGAAATGTATAAAGCGCCAGCTAAACAAGTGAATCCAGAAAACATATACGAAACCCTGAAATGTGGATTTGAGAATAATAACATTGGAATAATTTCTAATTCAATAACAAAGTTGTGGAATAGTGATGATGTAAAAATTGACTTAGAGCGAATAAAACTTTTGCAAATGTATAACAATTTTACAATAGACTATCCTAAAACAGGTCAAAATATTGAGTTGACCTCAGCAATGCAAGAAGAACTTGGTGTATTAGAAAAGCAAAAACCCCCGTATTTTTTTCAGTATGCAAAAAATAAGAATAGTAAGAAATGTAAACCTTCAAATAATAGTGTTGTTAACAGAATCAGCATACACATAAAAAGTAATACGAATAATTTAAGGTACAAACCTTTTGGAAATAACGAAAATAAGTTTGATGGTGCTAAGTTACAGAATCACAGTATTGGGTATGAAGTTAGAAGAGATTTGGTAAAATATAATAAGTTGCAAAAGGCTTTGTTTATTTGGGAAAGAAAAATTAACCATTTAGCCACAAAATTTAATGAAGAAAAGAACAAGAACGATGAATTTAAAGCAAAGTTTGATATTCATTATCAGTATTGCAAGGAAGAGTTGCTAAAAATTTACAATGGAAATATAAACTTGTTAGTTAATGCATTTGTAGATATAGAATATTTGCAACCCTGCAATCGTAATAAAAAACAAAGGAACATTCTGTGGAACTGTTTTGGTGATGTTCTGGTGAAAAATTTGAAGTTTAATCTTAATGGCGATAGAGAAGTGAAATCAAGACCAAGATTAGCATATTCAAGGGAAAATAAGCAACAGTATGATGCCATTAAGCCTCGTATCGCTGAATTGGATACTCCAAAGACGGCTAATATTACAGCAAAAGATATGGAAAAGATAAATGGTTTTAAACCAAAATACAAAAATGACAGGTTAATATACTATGTACTTATGTGCTTGTGCAAAGCATATGAAAATAAGCTTGTTATTAGCAAGGGTAATGGCAAAAATAAAAAGTATAAAATAAATGCACATACTATTAATCAGCTTGCTGGTACTACAACATTTAGCCAGGCGATTGAAAGACTGCAAGCGAGCAAGTTAATCACAATTTTAAATAGTAAAAAGAAAATGACAATTTCACTTGTAACAATGAATGCTGACGATACCATATTTGAAGTGAAAAATGTGTGGAAACCGATTTTATATTTGGAAAAATTCGAAGGAAATCCAGTGGGTTTATGCGAAATATGTGGAGCTGAATTTATTAAGAGTGGTAATGCGAAAACTTGTTGTGAAGCGTGTTCACGTGAATTAATGCGAAGAAATAAGCAAAAAATCTACGCAAAATCAAAAAATGTTGCTTGATTGGCTGTATGTATGTAATAAAAAAACGTAAATTAGCATGTTCGGTTTCAAACGATATAGCCTTTAAACCCTTATATTTACTGCATTTTCGGGCGTTTAGTAAAATAAGTTGGAAAGACATATAGGGGAGAGAAAACAAGGAATAATCTTTCAAGTTTTCTTGATAACACAATAATAAATAGTAACTTACAAGCTTTGAACAGGGTGAAAATGATTTTCTGCTCTGCACCGTTGCGTGTAATTGTTTGAAGAAAGGTTTGATAACGGTGGAACAAAAAGAAGTTAAAAACATCCTAAATGAATATTTAGAGTGTTACGGAATTAAGGCGCGTCACGTAGCAAAGCAATTAAATATTGATGAAACTATTATAAGTCACTTTCGGCACGATAGAAAAGAACTGACAAAAAATGATTTATTTAAATTATTTAATTATTTAAAATGCAAGTATCACAAATAACCGTTGTGTAAGCGAAGAAGCACACAACTCTTTTCTTGTTTTTTATTATTAAAAAAGTGCATAATTATATCTATGATTATAATATACTACACTTTTTATAATTTGTCAACAAAAAGTTTTAAATCTATTAATATTTTTTGCAATGTAAAATAGTACTAAAATTTAGGTAAAAAATACAAAAGAGAGGAGAAACGTGATGAATAGATGAATGGAAATAACAAACTAAGAGATTATTATAATCTCTTAGTACCATCTTTAAGGGAAAATGAATTTGTAAGAATAGTTGCATTACGTGATAAAGGGAAACCCACAGAAAATCAAAAAGTATTTTATATAGATGCATTTGATGATCTTCAGGATATTGTTAATAAGTTTAAATTTAATTGGGATTTATATATTTCTATTTCCACAGTCAAGGGCAATAATGGTGGAACTGTGGATAAACTTTATAGAAGGCAAGTATTATTCTTTGATTTTGACAAGAAGGATTACCCGCAATATAACAAAATAGATGATTTTACAAGTCATGTAAAACGTAAGCTGCCACAACTATTTAATCATGCAATCGTGGATTCTGGAAACGGATATCACCTCTATGTAGCAATTCAAACAACTTCAGATATTAAGCGAGCCACAAGTATTAACAAACAATTATCAATTATTCTGGGTGCGGATATGAAAGCAGTATTGCCAACACAAATAGCAAGGATACCGACTAGCTTAAATCACAAGCAAGATGAACCCAAGCCTGTAAATATAATTAATAATACTTATACTACAAATAAATTTAGACCATATAAACTTGCTAAGCTTGAAAGTGTTTTATCATTGGAAAAGGTTAACCAAGCAATTGATGAAAATATGGCACAAGACCCTGCACAAGAATATAATAAGTTTTCTAAATATTATTGTATTGAAAAAATGCTTGCTGAAGGTTGTAATCGGGGTGAGAGAAACTTTGCCTTAGGAAGAATTACAAAATATTTACATATACAAGGTTACACAGAAAGTAAAGCTTTACAAGTTATTAAGGGTTGGAATGCTATTTGCAGACCACCTAAAAATAACACAGAAGTTATGGCGGATTTCAAGAAATACTGGTGTAGTGATTATAAATTACTAGGCTGTACCCTTGTAAATGAAGCGGATCAGGCAATGTTGAGTAAATATTGCGACAGATACCAATGTGAAACTATTAAATGTGGAGAAGTTAAATCTAATATTGCAAGTAAAAAATTAAATATGGATAATCATTTATTACAAAATAAGGTTATGAGAAAGTTGTCTGGGAATCATTATTTAATATTATCTATATTACATATAAATAAACAAGGATTAGCGCTAGGGCAGATAAATAAAGAAATTACTACCAAGAAAACTAAGAAGCCATGCCTAAGTTATAATACTCTTAAAAAGATTTTGAGTGAACTGGTCAGTAATAAGTATATTAGCCAAAAAGGTAATTTTTATAAGCTAATTAACATTAAAAATTATGGATTTGGATATACGCAATTTTATTACAGCGCAACCATATTATTGATTAACAAAATAATTACTTCACAAGAATATTTAGTGTATTTATGCTTGGTTAAGAATTTGAAGCAAGGTAATAATGTTACTTATGATTCGTTAAGTAATGAGCTAGGTTTGGATAAGGGTAATATAAGTAAATATATTAATTCCTTACACGAGAGTCAGATATTGAAGATTGAAAAGGTGTACTCGGACAAGGGGATAATGTGTAATAGATATATTCTTATTGCTTAGTCTTTATATGGGCTGTATATGTACCCCCATATTATACATTTGTTATACATAGTTGTAATTTTTGAAAAATATATTCTAATAATATAGGCATAATGCGTGTTTGAGGGGTGTGCAAAGTCTAATTTTATAGTTGTAATTTTTGAAATGCATACCCTCTAAACCCTTGTAAATAGGCATTTTTCAAAAACGGTAAAATCGACGGAAATAAGATTTCAGAATAATTAATAAAAAATAGTTAGACTATGCTACACACAACAGTGGAACACTTATTCTGAGCGCTAGGGAATCAACCGCCTAGCTTTTTTTGTTGTGCATAAATGGTTGAAATATATTATAAAGGATGGCTAATAAAATGAAAAATAATAATGGCAAAGAAGTATGCGGCATCTATAAGATCCAAAATAAACATGGTGATGTTTATATTGGTAGCTCAAACAAAATATATAAACGCTGGAGTAATCATTTAGCTAAACTAAGAGCAGGCTCATACACATATCCTCAATTCCAGAATAGCTGGAATGAAGATAATAACAATTTGACATTTGAAATAATTCAAGTTTTGGCATCTGATACAAACAATAATATACTATCTATGCTTGAAAAATGGTACATTGACTATTATAACGATGTAGATTGTAAGAATGTAATTAATAAGCAACAGGATAAAACAACCAGGCGAAACCCAAGTGAGAACACAGATAATTTCAAGAAAGCTCAAACTGGCGAGAGAAATGGCAATGCAAAATATAGCCGGGAATTAATTGTTTCGGTTAAAGAAAAAATAAGGGATGGCGTTAAACCAATTGACATATCAGAGGAAACTGGCATTAGTATTCACTATATCTATTCAATTAAAAACGGACGTAAATGGTCGAGTGTAACAATTTTTTCAGAAGATAATGGAAATGCTGGAGCATAATTAAGTTTAACTCCATTAAAAAACTTACGGAAATGGCAAAGCGAAAGAATAAAATAAACTAGAATATATAAAAGCACTCACTAAATGCGGGTGCCTTTATGTATATCAATATGAATAGGAGTTAAGATGATGAGAGTTAATACTAAAGAAGTTATGGATAAATTACATAGTCACAAATGTTATAAATGTGTTTGGGGCACGGTTATCAACGATGAAAGGCTCTTGTGTCTGTTTGGTAGATGCGTTAAGCAAGGTGAAAATTGTGCCAAATAAACCACCAAAACCTTGCAAAAGCCCGAAATGCTCAAACCTTACATATAAAAATTATTGTGAAAAACACAGTAAATTTTATGAAATTGATCGTGGTAGTTCTTCTGAACGTCACTATGGTAGTAAGTGGCAAGCAATACGAAAGGGATTTTTAATAGCGTATCCTTTGTGTGTAGAATGCATGAAAAAAGGACGACCAACAGAGGCTACTGAGGTGCACCATATCGTTCCGTTGCGTGATGGAGGTACAAATGATTACAGCAACCTTATGGCTCTGTGTAAGAGCTGTCACAGCAAGCATACCTCAAGAGATGGTGGCTTCGGCAGAAATATTGTGTATACATATAGATTTTAAGCCGTTGACAGGAGGTGGGGGTCAATTTATCTTGAAATGGTAATATTTACAAGACCGTTGCCCCCCCTCACGCAAGAAAACGCGCTTTCAAAGGTGGTATATAAAACAATATAAAGACGAGGTGAAAAAATGGCGAAGGACGGAACAAATCGTGGTGGATCAAGGCAAGGCTCAGGACAGAAAAAGAAACCCCTTGCAGATAAAATACTCGATGGTAACCCCGGTAAAAGAAAATTAACATTTATTGAATTTAAGGATACTGCAAAGCTAACAGGGCAGACAATGCCAAAACCACGCAATATGCTATCGGCAATTCAAAAGGATGGAAGTACTTTAATTGCTGCCGAGATTTATGAGTCAACTTGGAACTGGCTTAGTGACAGAGGCTGTGCTCAATATGTTAATCCGCAGTCAATTGAGCAGTATTCAATGAGTATTGCGAGATGGCTTCAATGCGAGGAAGCAATCACAACCTATGGATTTTTATCAAAGCATCCTACCACTGGAAATGCTATTCAAAGTCCATATGTTGCAATGAGCCAAAACTTTATGAGTCAAACAAATAGGCTCTGGGCAGATATATATCAAATTGTTAAAGACAACTGCACAACCGAATATGCAGGAGCAAACCCCCAGGATGATGTGATGGAACGCTTATTAACGGTACGCCGTGGTGGTAAAAAATTATTATGATTGGAGATACGAAATGAAAAATAAAAAGTATTTAACCGCAGAAAGTGTAACAGAGGGACATCCGGATAAGTTGTGCGATATTATAGCAGACAGTATTTTGGACGCTTGCTTAAAAAAAGATAAGCTTTCCCGTGTTGCCTGTGAGGTTTTGGCAACTAAAGGCAGAATTATAGTTGCAGGCGAAATAACCAGCAAATCAAAAATTGATATTCCTTCTATTGTTTATAGAGTATTAAGAGATGTCGGATATAATCCAAAAAAATACAGAATTAAAGTTTTTGTACATAAACAGAGCGAGGATATTGCAACGGGAGTAGATACAGCACTTGAAGCAAGATATGACAATGCTGGAATGTATGGTGACCTTGGAGCAGGTGACCAAGGAGTTGTATACGGTTATGCGACCAATGAAACAAGAGAGTATCTTCCCTTGCCTTTGGTGCTTGCACATAAGATTACAAAACGCTTAACACAGGTTAGAAAGGATGGTCTTGTGTCTAGTCTTTTGCCTGACGGTAAAGCACAGGTCACCATTGAATATGAAGATGGCAAACCTAAAAGGGTGAAAACAATTATAGTTTCAACACAGCATATGGCTGAAAAATCACAGGATGAACTGAAAAAGGATATTGTTCAACGGGTACTGTGGGATGCGTTTGATGATTTTCCGTTTGATGATAAAACAGAAATCCTGGTTAACCCATCAGGCAGATTTGTTTTGGGCGGACTAGAGGCGGATACAGGTTTAACTGGTAGAAAGCTTATGGTGGACACATATGGTGGTCTTGCATCTCATGGTGGCGGAGCGTTTTCAGGAAAAGATGCTACAAAGGTTGACCGCTCCGGAGCATACATGGCTCGCTATGTTGCTAAAAATGTTGTATCAGCGCTTCTTGCATCAAAATGCGAGATTAGCATTTCATATGCTATCGGAAAGGCAGCTCCTGTTGCTGTAGATATTAATACATTCGGCACAGGCAGATATGAAGATTCGATTATTCGTGAAGCTGTGCTGGAAGTATTCAATTTCAGTCCGGCAGTTATCATATCAAAACTTAGACTTCGTGATGCACAATATGCAGATACAGCAGTATATGGTCATTTCAGCAATTGTCTTGCGCCATGGGAATGGGCTAATAAAACAGATGAACTTAGAGAGGCGGTAAAGAAATATGCAAATTGAAAAGATTAAGGTAGAACTTTTACTGCCTGCAAAATATAATCCTCGTAAAGATTTAAAGCCCGGAGATGTGGAGTATGAAAAGTTGAAACGCTCCATTGAGAAGTTTGGCTATGTTGAGCCTGTTATTTGGAATAGGCAAACAGGCAATGTTGTAGGCGGTCATCAAAGGCTTAAAATTCTTATTGAAACTGGACAGACTGAAATTGAATGCGTTGTTGTTGAAATGGATGAGCAAAAAGAGAAGGCATTAAACGTGGCACTCAACAAGGTTTCGGGCGAATGGGACATTCCTCAATTAACAGATCTACTAAAGGAATTGGATGCAAGTGATTTTGATGTTTCGCTTACGGGTTTTGATATAGCAGAACTAAATCAATTGTTTGGCGAGCCTGATACTAAAGAGGATGACTTTGATACAGAAGCGGCACTTGAAGAAATTAAAACGCCAATTACCAATAAAGGAGATGTTTGGCAACTTGGTAAGCATCGTCTAATTTGTGGTGATAGCACATGCAGCGAAGACGTTTCAAAACTTATGAACGAACACGAAGCTGACTTAGTGCTTACCGATCCCCCATATAATGTTGATTATCAGGGTGGTACAAATGAAAAACTAAAAATACAGAATGACAAAATGAATGATTCGCAGTTTTTACAGTTTCTAATTGATTCTTTTGCAAGGATGTACGAGCATTCTAAAAAGGGAGCTGCAATATATGTTTTCCACGCAGATAGCGAGGGATATAACTTTCGTAATGCCTTTAAGAAAGTAGGGTATCAATTAAAGCAATGCTTAATATGGGTGAAAAGTTCGTTGGTAATGGGCAGGCAGGATTACCAGTGGCAACACGAACCAATTCTTTATGGGTGGAAAGATGGTGCTGCACATTCGTGGTATAGCGATCGCAAGCAAACAACGCTTGTGAAATTTGATAAACCAAGTCGCAATGGCGAACACCCCACTATGAAGCCAGTTGGACTTTGTGGATACTTTATCTCCAATTCCAGCAAAGAAGGTGACATTGTACTTGACCCCTTTGGCGGTAGCGGTTCTACACTTATTGCCTGTGAGCAAACTGGAAGAACGTGCTATAGCTCGGAAATTGACGAAAAATATTGCGATGTTATTGTGATGAGATATTTAGGGCTGACAGAAACTGCAGATAATGTATACCTCATTCGTGATGGAGTTAAAACAGCATATTCTGATATGCTAAAGGAAGGTGAGAAATTATGACCTTCCTTGATTTTTTTTCTGGCATAGGCGGTATGCGGAGTGGCTTGGAGCTTGCAGGGCATAAATGCATTGGATTTTGCGAAAAAGATAAATATGCTATTTTGGCATATAAAGCTATGTATAATACAAATGGAGAGTGGTTTGAGAATGATATTACAAAAATTAACCCCTACACAATCCCCAAAGCAGACATCTGGACTGGTGGATTTCCCTGCCAAGGGTGCTCTATCGCAGGGCTCGGTAATGGGCTTAGAGACGAGCGAAGCGGACTATATTTTGAATTTATTAAACTCGTCAAAAGCGTCAAAGAAGAAAATAAACCCCAATGGCTTATCATTGAAAACGTTAAAAATTTATTGTCGATTAATTATGGAATTGACTTCCTTGATGTTTTGTGTGAGTTGGACGAAGCAGGGTACGATGCGTCATGGCAGGTTATCAACACCAAAGATTACCTTCCCCAAAACAGGGAACGGATATTCATTGTCGCTGAAAGACGTGCTGCTAACAGAAGTCCCAGAGAAGTATTACCTATCACAAGAAAAAACACAAATGCTGATATCAAGGTTATAGGTGATATTGCAGATTCAAAATGGATACAGCATATGCGGAGAGTATATTCTGAGGAAGGTAGTTCACCATGCCTTAGCACCTGTTCAGGGGGTAATTTGCAACCAAAGATATTAGTTGACGGTTACCAGGGAAACAAGGTTTATGATACGGACGGCATAGCTACCTGTATAACAAGCCAAGGCGGTGGTTTGGGTAGGCACACCAACTTATATTGTATCGACCAATCAACTGTTAAATCAAAAATAACAGACACTGCAAGATGTATTACTGCAAGATTAACAGCTGGAATTGTAAACAGAACTGCACAAAACAGTGGCGTTATTGAGGTTATGCCTATCTTAACTCCAGATAGGCTTGAGAAAAGGCAAAACGGCAGACGTATCAATTATGATGAAAATGCCCCGAGTTACTGTATTACAGTTCAGGACAGGCAAGGTGTGGCTATTATAAATGACCGTGGTACATATGGGGAAGAACTAAAAGCCAGTGAAACTTGCCCTGCACTTTTGGCGACCGATTTTAAAGGGCCAAAAAAAGTTATAAATATGAATAATTGCAGAATAAGAAGGCTTGTTCCACAAGAATGCTACCGCCTTCAAGGTTTTAGTGATGCTCAATTTTCCAAAGCACAATCTGTGTTATCGGATGCCCAATTATATAAGACCGCAGGCAATGCTATAAGCGTTCCAGTAGCATATGCAATAGGCAAAAAACTTTCTGAAATAGATAACTGATATGAACAATAGTATATTGTAAATTTTGTATAGTTTACAGTTATATATAACTGGCTATGTACCCCTTATAGAGCTATACTTACATTGATATAGATTATACAGGGGGGATTGCAAATGAACGAAATTACTATGGTGGCTACGGCACGAGGACTATTGCAAACAGCAGTTGAAAAGATTTTAGTGCTAGGTCAGGAAGATTCAAAGGCAGATGTTGAAAGGCTAAGAGAGGTTTTAGAGGATATGCTTGGCTTACACCAAAGTTATTGTTGATATGCTAATGTTACAAAAAGAGTTATATAAAAACGAGGAAGGGGCAATGGTTAACAATGGATGATTTTTTTACTCGAACTACTTGCACCCATTGTGGGGGCTCACTTAGAGATGGTAGGATTTGCTCAATGTTTAGTACGGACTGCATCTGTATTCCTTGCTCTAACAAAGAAAGGCAAGACCCAGAATACAAAAAAGCAGTTGAGGCTGACCACGAACAGATAAGGCAAGGTAATTATAATTATGAAGGTATCCGAGGTGGTAAATTATAATGAGCGATAACGAAATATCGGCAAGAGCTGAAGCGGCACTTATGGGGATTTTCGTGTCAGTAAAAGGTGATGCCGAGGTAATCAAAGGTATGCTAAATTATTTTGATGTATTTTTCAAAAATGCAAATCAGCCAGCAATTGATGCTGATGAAGTGTTAAGGTTGGCATTTAGGTACGTTGAGGATAAAACAACAGTAATCACGCATATTGGTATTAACACATTAGACGATATGGTGCTAATTACGCTACCCCTTAAAACCTCGGAGGAGATTGAGAAACTCGGGTATTCCTTAGATTCGAAAGATGGGGAATTCTGTTTTTGTTATAATGCAACATACCCTGACTGCTCGGAACTCGGATACAGCTACTTCAAAAATGATGATTTTGGATATAGAAGGATAGGATAAACCCTAAAAGAACTAAAATAATACTCAAGCTTTTATAATTTAACACTTATATTTGCTACACTTTAACATTACGAAAGGTACTCAATTGAGTGCCTTTTTTGCTGTTAATTTTAAAGGAAGGGGGGGTGGCTTTGCAAAAACTGAAAAAATATAAACATACACGCTTTAAGGCGGACGATTCATACTATGACAAGGCTTATGCAGACCATGCCGTCTCCTTTATCGAGTGCCTTACTCATACAAAGGGAACTTGGAGTGGTAAGCCGTTTGACCTAATAGACTGGCAAGAACAGATTATCCGCGATGTATTTGGCACACTCAAAGCCGATGGATATAGGCAATTCAACACAGCATATATAGAAATCCCCAAAAAAATGGGTAAGAGTGAGCTTGCTGCAGCAGTTGCGCTTCTTCTTACTTGCGGTGATGGAGAGGAACGAGCAGAGGTATATGGCTGTGCGGCAGACCGTCAACAGGCATCTATTGTCTTCGATGTAGCAGCAGATATGATTTCAATGTGTCCTTCCCTTGCTAAACGGGTGAAAATTCTACGCTCACAAAAGCGGATTATATATAAGCCGACAGAGAGCTTTTATCAGGTTTTATCAGCAGAAGCATATTCCAAGCACGGTTTTAATATTCATGGTGTTGTTTTTGATGAATTGCATATTCAGCCGAACCGAAAGCTGTTTGATGTTATGACCAAAGGTTCCGGGGATGCCCGTACACAACCTCTGTACTTCCTAATAACCACAGCTGGCAATGATACTAACAGCATCTGCTGGGAAATACATCAAAAGGCAAAGGATATTTTAGACGGCAGAAAAATTGACCCTACCTTTTACCCTGTTATATATGGTGCTGACGAAGCTGATGATTGGACAGATCCAAATGTATGGAAGAAAGCTAATCCCTCTCTTGGTATTACAGTTGGAATTGATAAAGTAGTGGCAGCTTGCGAGAGTGCACAGCAAAATCCTGCTGAGGAAAACTCTTTCAGACAGCTTAGGCTAAATCAATGGGTAAAGCAGGCTGTACGTTGGATGCCAATGGATAAATGGGACACCTGTGCATTTGCGGTTGACCCTGATAGCTTGAAAGGTCGTGTGTGCTATGGTGGACTTGACCTTTCGTCAACGACTGATATTACAGCATTTGTACTTATGTTCCCGCCTAAAGATGAGGATGATAAATATATAATCCTCCCATACTTTTGGCTACCCGAGGAAACACTGACCCTTCGTGCAAAGCGTGACCATGTGCCTTATGATGTATGGGAAAAGCAAGGATACATTAAAACCACAGAGGGAAATGTTGTTCATTATGGTTTTATCGAAACCTTTATTGAGGAACTGGGAAAGAAATATAATATCCGAGAAATTGCATATGATCGTTGGGGCGCTGTACAAATGGTTCAAAACCTAGAAGGTTTAGGCTTTACAGTTGTTCCATTTGGGCAGGGGTTTAAGGATATGTCACCACCAACAAAGGAACTTATGCGACTAACATTAGATGAAAAACTTTCACATGGCGGTCATCCTGTTTTGCGTTGGATGATGGATAATATTTTTATTCGCACCGACCCCGCAGGTAATATAAAACCTGACAAAGAGAAGTCTACTGAGAAAATTGATGGTTCTGTTGCTACAATTATGGCACTCGACAGGACGATTAGGAATGGTGGAAATACAGGTGGAAGTATTTATGATATTGAGGAAAGGGGGTTGCTTATCTTATGAACGTATTGAATTACATATTTCATTCAAGAGATAAACCGCCAGGTGGGCTCCGTCCTAAGAACTATATTAACAATAATCCGTTCAGCTTTTTCCTTGGTGGTACAACATCAGGTAAAACAGTTAATGAGCGAACTGCAATGCAGACAACAGCAGTATATTCGTGTGTAAGAATATTATCAGAAACCATTGCAAGTTTGCCACTGCACACATACAAATCCACAGATAACGGCAAGGAAAAAGCAACAGAACATCCATTATATAATTTGCTCCATAATGAGCCAAACCCAGAGATGACTTCATTTGTGTTTCGTGAAACGCTTATGAGTCATCTTTTGTTATGGGGAAATGCATATTCACAGATTATACGTGACGGCAGAGGCAGAGTTGTGGCACTTTATCCACTTATGCCTGATAAAATGACTGTGGACAGAAATATAAACGGCAAACTCTTTTACATATATCAGAGTGAAAAGGGTGAAATAATTCTTCAAAAAGAGGATGTATTGCACATTCCAGGGCTTGGCTTTAATGGACTGATTGGCTACTCACCCATTGCAATGGCTAAAAATGCAATCGGTATGGCAATAGCTACCGAGGAATATGGTGCAAAATTCTTTGCAAACGGTGCTAACCCAGGTGGAGTGCTTGAACATCCAGGTGTTGTAAAAGACCCTGCAAGGGTACGTGATTCTTGGAACGCCGTATATCAAGGTAGCAATAATGCTCACCGTGTAGCAGTGTTAGAAGAGGGGATGAAGTTCGCTCCCATAGGCATACCGCCAGAACAAGCACAGTTTTTACAGACGAGGAAGTTTCAAATTAATGAAATTGCCCGTATTTTTAGAATCCCACCACATATGATTGGTGATTTGGAAAAGTCCAGCTTTTCAAATATTGAACAGCAATCTTTGGAATTTGTAAAATATACACTCGACCCTTGGGTAATACGCTGGGAACAATCCATGCATAAAGCTTTGCTATCTGATAGCGAAAAGAATCAGTACCACATTAGGCTTTCTGTGGACGGCTTGCTTCGTGGAGATTATGCTTCACGAATGTCCGGTTATTCAACAGGTAGACAAAATGGTTGGCTGTCGGCAAATGATATTAGAGAACTTGAAAATCTAAATCGTATTCCCAATGAACTTGGTGGTGACCTATACCTCATAAACGGGGCGATGACAAAATTACAGGATGCAGGTGCTTTTGCAAATACTAATAAACCGGAAGAGGAGGTATTATAATGAAGAAATTTTGGAATTGGGTAAATAATGAAGATACACGAACATTGCACCTTAACGGAGCAATTGCGGAAGAATCATGGTGGGACGATGATGTAACCCCAAAGATGTTTAAGGCAGAGCTTTTATCAGGTGAAGGTGACATTGATGTTTGGATTAATAGTCCAGGGGGAGATTGCATTGCCGCAAGCCAAATATATAATATGCTTATGGATTACAAAGGTAATGTAACAATTAAAATTGACGGCATCGCAGCAAGCGCTGCAAGTGTAATAGCAATGGCAGGAACATCAATTCAAATGTCACCGACAAGCCTTATGATGGTGCATAATCCATTAACAGTAGCCATTGGTGACAGCGAGGAAATGCAAAAAGCAATCTCTATGCTTAATGAAGTGAAAGAAAGTATTATTAACGCTTATGAAATAAAAACAGGACTTTCGAGGGCGAAAATATCAAAACTAATGGATGCAGAAACTTGGCTTAATGCAAATAAAGCCGTAGAGCTTGGTTTTGCAGATAGTATTATGTTTGTAAAAAATTATACTGCAACTGAAAATAGCTTTACATTTAGCAGAATGGCAGTTACAAATTCTTTGCTGGATAAGCTACCTAAGAAACAAGAAAAAGAGCCTCTCTTTCTAATTAACACATTAGACAAGAGGCTCTCTTTATTAAAACACTAAATATAGGGGGAATTGACAATGAGTAAAATTTTAGAATTAAGAGAAAAAAGGTCAAAAGCATGGGAGACAGCTAAGGAGTTCCTTGACACCAAAAGAGGTGCGGATGGACTTATTTCCGCTGAGGATACTGCAACATATGAAAAAATGGAAGAGGATGTTGTTAATCTTGGTAAGGAAATTGACAGATTGGAACGACAGCAGTCACTTGATTTAGAACTTTCGAAGCCATTGAATGCTCCCATTACAGGCAAACCGAATGTAATAGGTGAAACCAAAACGGGCAGAGCCTCAGACGAGTATAAAAATGCATTCTGGAAAACAATGCGTAACAAAAACTCTTACGACGTTATAAATTCCCTTCAAATTGGCACAGATTCTGAAGGCGGATACCTTGTTCCAGATGAATTTGAGGCAACCTTGATTGATAGCTTGAGGGAAGAAAACATCATTCGTTCACTTGCTACAATTATAACAACTTCAAATGGTGATAAGAAAATTCCTGTTGTAGCCTCACATGGTACTGCTAATTGGACAGACGAAGAGGCTGAGATTCCTGATAGTGATGATGCGTTTGGTCTTGTTACCATTGGTGCTCATAAGCTTACTACAATGATTAAGGTGTCGGAAGAGCTTCTAAATGATTCCGTTTTTAACTTAGAGACGTACATTGCTAAGGAATTTGCAAGAAGAATGGCATCAGCTGAAGAAGAGGCTTTTATCACAGGCAACGGCACTGGCAAGCCTTCCGGTATTTTAACAAGCGGTCAGGTCGGTTTAACCTCTGCAAGTTCTACGGCTATTACTGCTGATGAGCTTATAGATCTTTACCATAGCCTTCGCTCGCCTTACAGAAAAAATGCTACCTTTATTGCAAATGACTCAACAGTCAAAATTATTAGGAAATTGAAGGATGGGAGTGGTCAGTATTTATGGCAGCCAGGTTTAGTCTCAGGAGCACCAGACACGATTTTAAACAGACCTATTATAACTTCAAGCTATATGCCCGAAGTTGGAGCTACTAAGAAATCCATAGCTTTTGGAGACTTCTCATATTACTGGATTGCAGACCGTCAAGGCAGAGCTTTTCAAAGGCTAAACGAATTATTTGCTAAAAATGGTCAAGTGGGTTTTCGTGCAACACAAAGGGTTGACGGTAAGTTAACACTTGCTGAATCAATTAAGGTTCTGCAACAGAAAGCTTAGGGCAACTAGGAGTTGGATCCAATTATATGGGAGGTACATTATGAGTAATAACTGTAAAAACTACAAAACGGATAACGGAGATACTTGGGTTGTGGGTGGTAAGCTGAAAGTTGAAACAGGTGCAGCCGTTGAGGGTTTGCCAAAAGCTGCAAATCAAGCAGACAGCACTGCCAGTACAATTGCAGCTTTGGTTGTTGAATTCAATGCCCTGCTTACAAAGCTTAAAACTGCAGGGTTGATGGTTGGGGATGAAACATAATGCTTGACTTAGCCGAAGTTAAATTGTTTTTGCGGCTTGATGATAACAGTGAGGATGGGTACTTAAATTTACTCATCCTTTTATCATCGGAAATGCTGCTGAATTATTTAAGAACTGAAGAACTACCTGTGGAAATACCCTCTGCACTAAAACAAGCAATGCTAATAATCGTTGGCTATTTTTATGAAAGCCGTGAAGGAACAAAAGAAGGAATTCCAGATGTGGTGTATACATTGCTAAACCCTTACAGGAAGGCGGAGTTTTAATGAATTTCAGCAAATTAAGGCATAGGATTATATTCTTTAAACCAAGCAAAACGGTAAAAAACTCTATGGGTGAAACAATTCCAGCGTACGTTCCTATGAAACCCGGACTGAATAATGATTTGAATATTTGCAATGGCAGTGTATATCTGACACAGGATAAGACGGGTAACGCTATTCTTATCACGCATGACGGCAAACCGTATGCTCATGAGCTTGCATTAGCAGAGTTTTCTGTTGCAGGTTGCGTTCAGCCGATGACGGGCAGAGAATATGCGGAAGCACAGAAGATAAGGGCGGAGACTACATACAAGGTTACAACAAGGCATTTTGGGGGTATCACGTCAGATATGAGAATACTTTTTGGAAATAAAGAACTGCATATACAGTCGGTGCTAAATATTGAAGAACGAAATCGAGAACTACAGATTATCTGTATTGAAACTGATAAAAACACTGCACAGGATTTTGTGAAGGGGTGATTTTATGGCGGATGTTAGTACGTTTGGTTTTGAGGACTTAGTCAAAGCCTTTAAAAAAGCATTGAACAAATACCCTGAAAAGGTAGATGCTGTATTAATGGCAGGTGCTAAATTGGCTCAGACAAAAACCAAGGCTGGCACACCTGTTGGTAAAACAAAAAAGCTGCGCTCGTCATGGAGGGTAAAGAAGCCTAAACAGTATCGTTTCACAAAAGTGGTAAGGATACAGTCTAATGCGCCACATGCACATCTTGTTGAACAAGGTCATCGTATAGTTCATAATGGTCGTATCCGCCAAGGTGGGCGAGAGCTTAATGTTGTGCAGAGAGCGGTCCGTGGAATTAAGGTAGGTGGCATGGTCGAAGGTAAGCGTATGCTTCAAAAAGCTATGGACAATATTACATCCACCTTCAATAAAGATGTAGATAAGATGATGGAAAATCTGTTAGGAGAGTTGGAGCTATGAATTTAATTGATATAAAAACAGCAATAGCTGAAAAAATACAAAGCATTGGTGGTATTGTAACAGCAAGTGAGGTAACGGAAGGTTTTGATAAACCCACATATTTTGTGGATATATTCCCTTCGGATATTGAATTGCAGAACGCATATTATGAGATTGTTACATTAAATGTTGAGATAAGGTATGTTCCGCTTTTGGAAACATCAGAAGAATGCATAAAGATCTCGCAGGACTTAAAGGCTCTTTTTACAGCACCTATAAAGGTTGATGACAGGTTTTTAAATGCAGGAGGCATATCATTTGAAATGGATGCAATCACAATGGTTTGTGGCTTTCCCATTTCATATATGCAAAATACCGACACTGCTTTTTCTGATTATGAAAATATGCAAAATATAAAAATGAAGGAGGATTTGATAGGATATGGGATTACCACAAATTCTAATTGACTTCAAAACAAAAGCAGATAGCGTCATGAAACGTAGTGAACGTGGAATTGTTGCTCTAATATTAAAGGACAATACTGGCACATTTGATAATAAGGTTTATACAAAGGAAAGTGAAATCGTTGTATCACATTGGACTGCTACAAACAGGGACTATATATCAAAAGCTTTTCTTGGCAATCCGTTAAGGGTAATTGTAGAGCGTATCGGTACAACGGATGATTATGTTAACGCACTCGATAGGCTAAAAAACAAGGCGTTTAATTACTTAGCCGTCCCTGCAATTGTCGAAGCTGATGTTGTGGGAATAAAGGATTGGATTAAGGCTCAGCGTGATGATAACAAAAAGACCTTTAAGGCAGTATTGCCTAATATATCCGCCGATTATGAAGGGATCATTAATTTCTGCACGGATGGAATTAAGGTTTCCACAAAAACATATACGTCTGCTGAGTACACATCTCGCATAGCAGGAATATTGGCAGGAGTTCCGCTAAACCAAAGTGCTACATATTATGTTTTACCCGAGGTTGAGAGTATAACAGAAAGTCTTTCGCCCGATACAGACATTGATGCTGGAAAGCTTATCCTTATAAATGACGGAAGTAAGATCAAGATTGGGCGTGGAGTTAATTCCTTTACAACACTTACCGATACAAAGGGTGCTGACTTTAAAAAGATTAAAATTATTGAGTCGGTGGATTTGATACGTGACGACATTCGTTCTACCTTTGAAAACCACTATGTCGGCAAGGTTGCAAACAGTTATGATAACCGTGTAATTTTCATCGCTGCTGTAAACAGATATTTCAAAGAATTAGTTTCGCAGGGTGTGCTATATGATAAATTTGAAAATAAAGCAGAAATCGATATTGTCGCTCAAACAGAGTGGCTTAAGCTTACGACCATAATTGATGATTGGAACGAAGAACAGATAAAGCAAGCAGCAACAGGATCAAATTTATTTGTTACTGCACAGGTTAAAATACAGGATGCAATCGAGGATTTATCCTTTAAAATTTTAATGTAGAGGCAGGTGAATAATCAATGGGAATTAGACCAACAGCACCAAGAGTAATGAATGGAAAATATGGTATGCTGTACTGGAACGGGGAACCGGTCTTCGAAGTGGATAGCTTTGAAGCTAAGATAAAAATTGACCGGGAGGAAATATCATTTGTTGGAACAATGGGTAAGGACAGCAAAATGACAGGTTTCACGGGGGAGTATTCATTCAAGATTAAGAAGAT